GAAGAAATCCAGAGGCTGCAAAATCAGCTAAACAACGCACGGATCAAGCTGACCGAATTTATGGATACAAAAAAACCGCAGACGGCTTTTGAGAAATTAACTGCGCTTGAGACTGTATTAAAGGATTACAAGAGCCAAGACAATGTATGAAGGTATAGGAGAAGGAATCAAAGCGGCTGTTATAGTCCTAATGATTATCGCGGGCCTCGTTGGATGGGCGCTTATAGAGGCGATTATCTGGGTGTTCTCACATATATCAATAAGCTGGATTTGAGGAGCAAAGACAATGAGTGACACGGGAACTAGCAAAGGTTGGGGCCTAAGATGGTTGTTACCAGAGAACTCTACAGGAGCAAAGACAATGGGTGACATAAGGCTAATTGTTGGAGAACATATAAAGGAATTAACCCCAGAGCTTATTGCTGCAATGTTCTGCGATCTTGGGTCAGATGAGCAGGCGCGGTTCTTTAATCATATTGATAAGGTTGCCTCTACTTGGACAGCCCCATTCTCGTTCCAACTCCAAGAGATAACTGATGATGATGGATTGACGCTGGCAGGCCGAAGGGTAATGCAGGAGATAGGCAATTATTCACATTGGGGCTTGTGTGACTGGAAAGCTAACAGGAGCCAAGACAATGAGTGATCTGGTTACTAAGGCCAAGGAAGAAATACGAATCTTTGAACGCCCCTCTAAGAAGACAGCGGAAGAAATGATTGAAGAAATCGAGAGGCTGAAGTCCGTGTTGCTAAGGGTTGGGAATTCGCCTTATCCAATTAGTGAATACTGCACAGATGCAGATAGAGCATTGCTGGCAGACTTGGTTGTAGCGCATAGAGCAGAACAGGAGAAAGATTGATGAGCAAGGCTTTCTTTACAGAGAAGCATTACCAGTTAATCTGTAATATGATACGGGACAGTGAGATTGAGGATAAGGAGAAGTTCGCCTATCATTGTGCTAGTTACTTACAGATAACTAACCCTAAGTTTAAGAGAGATAGATTCCTATCAGCATGTGGAGTAGTATATGGAGCAGACAAGAATAGTACAACAAGATGATACAATAGTTGTTTGGTTCTCGTGTGGGGCAGCTTCCGCTGTAGCAGCAAAGAAAACCATTGAAAAGTACGGGGATGTTGCGACAATTCGGATTGTAAATAATCCTATAAAGGAAGAACACGAGGATAATAATAGGTTTTTACGTGACGTTGAGCGATGGTTAGGCATAAAAATAGAGTTTGCTATCAATAAAAATTATCCTGAATGCTCCTGTGTAGAAGTATGGGATAAGCGTAACTATATGTCTGGGGTTCGTGGAGCACCTTGCACGTATGAATTAAAGAAGAAAGCACGATGGCATTGGGAAGAGGAGAATGACGCAGATCATCACGTGCTGGGGTTTACTTACGAGGAGAAGAAGCGTCACGAAAGATTGAAGCGCCGGGAATTACCAGAGCTGCTGCCCGTGCTAATTGATGAGAAGATAACAAAGGCTGATTGTTTCCGTATTGTCCAAGAAGCTGGTATAGCTTTGCCAGAGATTTATAACTTAGGCTACCCAAATGCTAACTGCATAGGTTGTGTTAAGTCCACATCTGTAACATATTGGAACCACGTAAGGAAGATGCATCCAGAAGTTTTCGCAGCTAGGGCGGAACAATCTAGGCGTATAGGCGCTAGATTGGTGATCTATAAAGGAAACCGCATATTCCTGGATGAGTTAGATCCTGATGCGGTAGGACGACCATTAAAGAATATGCATGTTGAGTGTGGTATATTTTGTGAGGCGGATTGATGGAACAAACCATACTGAAAGCAGCAATAAAGAGTAGAGAGGCATACGAAGAGTTATGCACAGCAGAGATACAGGAGGACTTGACTGATAAAGCCAAGGTAGTTTGGGCAGAGGTCGTAAACTATTATGAACAGGATAAAGAAGCAACTGCGGTGGATAGTGATATACTGGCTGCTCGCCTTGTTCGTACTCACCCTAAACATGGAGAGAGCCTGGTTGCATTTATTAATGAGGTTGGAGATGTTTCTGTACCAAACCTTGTCAAAGAGATACTTGAAGTAAAGCTAGAGTCTTTGTCTCATAAGATGAGTCAGGCACTAATAGCTGGTAAGCATGACACTTACGATAGCTACCTAGACCAGTACAATGCTATACGTGCCGGAGAACTAGAGGCTGATGGGCATAAGGCAGAGGTATATATTGATAAGCCTATTGCTACTTTGGTAGAGAACAACTCAGCAGGGAATAAGTTTTATGTGTGGCCTAGCCAACTCAATGCGTACCTAGATGGAGGCTTGTTACGTGGACATCATGTGGTTATCTTTGCTCCCACTGATATGGGCAAGTCCCTGTTTGCTATCAATATGGCAGTTGGTTTCATCAAGCAGAATCTCAAGGTCATGTATTGCGGGAACGAAGATCCGGCAGATGCAATGATTATGCGCTTTCTAACTCGCATTACTGGGATGACCAAGCATGAGATTGAGCATAACCCAGAACGTGCAGATATGTTAGCGCATAAACGGAACTATCATAACCTTATCTTTGTCGAACTATCTCCTGGTACTGAGAGAGAGATTGAAGAACTGGTAGTAGAGCATGAACCAGATGTACTGGTCGTTGATCAGATTCGTAACCTGAACATGGGGGAAAGTAACAAGGTGCTACAGCTAGAACGTGCTGCGATGATGATGAGGAGGCTAGGTAAACGGTACAGTCTAATTCCCGTGAGTCTGACTCAGGCAGCGGATAGTGCTACAGGTAAGGTGATACTTGATCGAGGGGATATTGACTTTAGTAATGTGGGTATTCCTGGTACTGCTGACCTGATGATTGGAATCGGGGCAGATGCTGGTATGGAATTGATGGGTGACAGGATGCTGAGTCTTGTTAAGAATAAGGTAGGTGGTATGAAGGAACCAGTACGGGTATCCTTCGATCCCAAGTTATCAAAGGTGAACTAAGATGACACATGATATTAAAATAGAACGACCTTACTACGAGGCTGTACTGGATGGGCGAAAGCGTTTTGAGATTCGCTACAACGATAGAGGATATAACGCTGGGGATCACGTCATACTTACGCCATACTCTAACGGAATGAGGATTGTTTTCTATGAGCCTATTGATGTAATCATAACTTATGTGACGAACTACCAACAAAAAGAAGGTTATGTTGTGTTTGGTTTTCAGCTTGATTAGAACAGGAGCAGGACAAGTGAAAGAGTTTTTACAAGAGTTAGGATTGTTGTTGTATAAGTATGATACAGATATAGTAGTACGTTATAATCAGATTTGTATTGCTAACTACAATACTCAAATCATGGAGTTTTTTGATACAAGAGTTACATCTCAGGACATACAAGAAGTATTAAGAGAATGGGAGGACTAAGATGAGTAATGAAAAGCTCGTAGCAGAGCTGAAGATGCTAAAACTAGACGTAGAGACAATCATACAGGCAGCTAAAGACTATGACCCAGTTGATGAATTTGATGCAGGATACCAGAGGGGAAGCCTCACAGTTTGTGAGCAGCTTGGAACCTCAGTTGAAAGACTACTGGGAGAAGCTTCCCGACTTTCTTCAGAATCCTGATCCATCTATCTACAGGAGTAACAACTATACTTATGTCGATTTCGAAACAACAAATATTGATAAAGGAGATCCAAACAATCCAAGCAACTCTATTGTCCTTGCAGTTTGGATTATCGGAGCTGACCATCCTGGTTCTCAAGGAAAGCCCGTACTTAAAGCACGCTGGGGAAATGAGTTTGAACTTGAGGAACTCGTCAGAGACATTGAACAATCAGATTATTTCTCTGCTCATAACGCTAAGTTCGAGTACGGATGGCTCAAACGATGTGGACTAGACACACCAAACCATTTAGCATGGTGCACTCAGGTAGGAGAGTATGTCCTAGCTGGCAACAGAAAGTGGGGGCAGATGTGTTCCCTAGAGAAAGCCCTGCAAAGCAGGAAGATGGGAGGCAAGGACTCGCACGTAGGCAAGCTGATGAAGAATGGGGTTTGTCCCTCGGAGATGCCGAAGAGTTGGCTAAAGAAGTATGGTAAGATAGATGTATTGAAGGGCCATGACCTTATGCTACGCCAGCGTAGGGAGATATTCAAGGAGGGGCTGCATAAAACCTTCTTCACCCACATGCTGTTTACCCCTGTATTGAATGCAATCGAATCAGTGGGTATGTGTCTGGACAAGGATCGTGTTACGGCTGTCCATAAGAAGTTTGCTGATGAACTGCGTGGGTATGCAAGAGAACTCGACGAGATTACAGGAGGGATTAATACAGGCTCACCAAAGCAGATGGCTCACTTTCTCTACAGGGAAATGAAGTTCGCTATCCCCAAAGACCATAGAGGTAAGGAACTACTTAACAAACCTTCTGAAGACTGGCCGGATGGTGTACCTCATACTAATGCGGATGCGATAGCCAAGCTCAAGGGCAGGACTAAGAAACAAAAGAGATTCCTGGAGATTGTAGCAAAGCACAATAAGCTCAAGGCTGCAATGAGTAAGTCGCTGGATAAGTTCCTAGATTGTGTAAACGAAACAGAGGATGGAATATTATACGCTAATCTAAATCAAACGAGGACGGTTACTCATCGCTTATCATCTACTGGTAAGCACTATAAAGCTCAGTTTCAAAACTTTGATAGGCGGTTTAAACCCCTCTTCAAAGCCAGGAACAGTGGGTGGCTCGTTGGGGAGGCAGACGAAGGTCAACTTGAATACCGAGTTGCTGTCTATCTGGGGCAGGACAAGGCTGGACTATATGACATTACACATGGTGTAGATGCACATGGGTTCACAGCCTCAATCATATTCAAAGAGGAGTGGGAGGCTTGTGGAGGAGATAGAAAAACACCTGAAGGAAAGAGGGCACGTACGGCTAGTAAGGCACACACGTTCAAACCACTCTACGGTGGACACTCAGGAACCCCAAGACAGGTTGCCTACTATGACGCCTTCCGTGAAAAACATCAAGGAATATCAAATGCCCAAAAACAATGGATCTCTGAGGTATACAGAAACAAACGACTCACAATGGAAACTGGACTCGTGTTCTACTGGGATGATGCTAGGCTTAATCGTAATGGTAAGCTCATTCGCCCTGATGGTCGTCCTGTTGATCAGTCTGTTTGTAATACTCCCGTACAGTACCTAGCTACTGGTGAGATTGTGCCTGTATCGGTGGTGTATCTGTTCCACCTAATGAGAGCAGCTAACATGGAGAGTTTCCTGGTCAATACAGTCCATGACTCTGCAATAGCTGAAATAAATCCTACAGAGAAGGAACTTTTTAATAAAATATCTGTCTTATCTATGGAGGATATAATTTACTGGTATCTTAAAACAATGTATGATATAGATTTTAACGTACCTCTTGAGGCAGAGGTGGAAGTAGAAACCCATTGGGCGGACAACCCAGATTGGCAGAAGGAGTATTTAGCAGCATGAGTGCATTGGATAAACAAGTAGGAGGAGGCCACTACAAAGACTGTGCTATACAGCCGATGGAGTATTCGATGGCTAACCACCTAGACGCTTGCCAACATACTATCATTAAGTATGTGACTAGGTTCAGACAAAAAGGAGGTATTGAGGACTTACATAAAGCAAAGCACACACTTGATATGTTGATTGAGTTTGAGGAGAAAGGCCAATCAATACCGACTGAGATGGAACTAAACTTCGGAGATATTGTCTCACTAGATGAATCAACTGGTTTAGATGAAGGTTTGTACGGAGTAGGACAGATGGCTCTTACTCCAGAAGAAGAAGTCGCAGCAGTTCGTGAAAAGATTTTAGGTTAAAGGAGAGATAGATTATGAGTGAAGTAACAGGTTATGTAGAAGCAGCAAATAATCGTGAGTCAGGTGGGAAGCGTTACTTCTCTATCCTGGTTGACGGTACATGGTACGGTTGTGGTGTACGCAATCCCAAAGTAAATAAGGGTGATAAGGTTAAGTTCGAGGCTAGTCAGAATGGCAAGTACTGGAACGTAGATATGAACAGCTTTAAGTCCAAGGAAGGGGAAGCCCCACAGGTATCTCAGAACAAGTCTGCTGGTTCATACAAGAAGTCAGGTGGCGGTGGTGGTGGTCAGACTACTGAGAACTGGGAAGCTCGTCAGAAGTACTGGGACAACAAAGAGCAGCTTGACGTAGAACGTCAGCAGATTATCTCTTTTCAGGCAGCTACTAATACTGCTATTGAGATGGTCAACTCTGGTATTGCACAAGGGTTCCTGACTGTAGCTGGTAGCAAGAAGAACGAGAAGTGGGAGAGCTACAAAGAGTATGTGCTTGGTGTAGCCAAGGATCTGTTTGCGGTGTACCTCGCAGCTCCTACTACTGCCAAGACTGTAGATGTAGAGAATCCTGGTAATGAGACTGCTTCTCTTGAAGCTCCAGATGATTCTATCCCAGAGGCTCCTAAAGCAGACGTACCGGAAGAAGACGAGGATTGGTAAGATGCGCGCTCTTGTGGACGGTGATGTATGGAAAGATAAGAACGGATACCAGCGTCACGGTCATGATCAATACGTCCATAGAACAGTGGCAGAGGCAGCTCTAGGGAGGGAGCTGTCATGGCAAGAACGAGTACATCATGTAGACTACGACAAGACAAACAATAAAAATAGTAATCTTGTTGTATGTCCTGATGAATCTTACCACAGACTGCTACATGCTAGACAGCGTATCCTGGATTTAGGGGGCAGGCCAGATACCCATAGCTACTGTTCGTATCATAAGTGTTTGCATCCTATCCGTGAGTTCAGCACAACAACTCATACGTGGAATGGATTTCATAATATGTGTAGGGTGGCGACCAACCAGTACAGAAAGGAGAACGGACTTAACCGTAATAAATTTAATTGGAAAGCTAGGTTAGATCAGCAGTACAGACGAGTATTTTCAAATTACACAAAGAGAGCAATATGCAAACTTTAGAAAATAAAAAGGAGGGTTGCCGTCAGCAGAGACTTCGTGCTCTGATTGACGGCGACTAGTGAAGTTTTACGTTATCGCGTAGGATTTGCCTGCGAGAAGAAGTACATTGATGTATTTGTACGTGGTGAAGAGGCTTGCGGGCCTCTCGCCACCTTCGACTCGAAGACTGAGTACAACAAGTGGATCAAAGATGTTCATGGTGGAGACAGCAGCGACTTCGTGATTGAAGAACGTATTGTCCCTGATCCGGTGGAGAACTGCTTACACTCAGTCAAACTACAAATGGAGAGTATTATCAATGGGTGTGGAGCTACTAGCTATACTGTTTATCTTTCTGGTGGTGGCAATTACCGTGAAACTCTTGTAGATTATTACAAAGCGAATCGGAAGGATAGTCCTAAGCCCGTTCACTACGGAGCCATTACTGACTATCTTATTAATCGCTGGGGTGCTGTAGTCATTGAAGGACAGGAGGCAGATGACGCTTTGGGTATAGCTCAGATGGAGACTGTAGATGAAAGGACTTGTATCTGTTCTATTGATAAGGATCTTGATAACATTCCTGGTCGTCATTATAACTTTGTAAAAGACGAGCGTTACAAGATTAGCTATGATCAGGCACGAGTGAACTTCTATGCTCAGTTAATCAAGGGAGATACAGCAGATCATATTCCTGGCCTGTTTAAGATTGCTGGAGTACGTGCTATGCCTGCGATGTTCGAGCCACTAGCCTATATGGATAATGATAAGGATATGTTCGAGCATGTACTAGACGTTTATGTTAAAGCCTTCTTCCCTGAAGATGGTGAGACATTTATTGAGTATCGTTCCGTAGTTGAGGCTGTATGGCACAAGCTACGCGAAACAGGCAAGCTGCTCTGGATCAGGTGGTACGAAGATGAAGACTGGGAACCACCAGTAAGTTTGGAGGATGCGTAAAATGCCACAGGCAAAACTAACTGGAGTTATTATTACTCATGTATGGGATGACGACTCTACTGGGAAATATAGGCTTGATTTTCATAGTGACAGTCTTGGTAAGAGGGTTTACTTAGAAGAAGATTCTGATACTGTGACAATTCATGAAGGTTCTTGGCCTGAGATTAAGTTGCAAATAGACAGGCTGTTTGAGAATGAATGACCAGAAACCTTTAATGAAGATCAAACTACCAATAGCCCTCCCCACATGGAATAGGCTACTGGCTTGTAATCACTGGCAACGTAGGAAGATTAGGCACTTTGTACATGATTTCGTCTGCAAGGTGTTAGACGGAGAACAAATCACAGACGAGGAACTTGCAGAATATGACAAAGCGATCCGACCAAAAGCCAAAAAGAAAGCCACTAGAAAAAAGAGTTAGCATTCGTGTCCATTCTAAGCGAAAGCGGTTAGTGGATGCTGATGGAGTATCAGCAAAGGCAGCAATCGACGGACTCGTTATTGCAGGAGTACTCGAAGACGATAACAACAAGTACGTCAAAGAAGTCAGGTATAGCCAGGAAGAAATCAGTAAAGAAGAAACGGAAGAAGTGATACTGGAGATATATGATGCAGACGACGACTAGCCACATTGTAGAACAGATAGCCTTGCCTAATGTAGGCAGGTATATCATTGACGCTACCATGTGTAACATTGTTACGGTAGGCTACCCAGAGGATACCCGCACTCAGATACGAGTGTACGCTAACCATACATACGATCCTAACCTTGATATCTGTGAGACAAAAGTTATACCAGAGATTGAGTATAGGAACGAGGATCTGTTCCGGCCACTTCTCCTGGATATGTGGTTGTCGGTATCCAGAGCAATCTACACGGACACACTTTATGGAACAAACGAAACTTGAGAGTGTCTTAGAGAAGACGATGGATTTGGCGAGTGGGTTTATAGTCGCAGCACTAGCTTGGAAGTATGCACTAACCCCACTGATTGTAAATGGGTACATACACATAGATAGCCCGTTAATAATCACAGCTATCTTCACCTTCATATCTTTCTGGAGAGGGTACTTCTGGAGAAGACTGTTCAATAAAGGTATCCACAAAAGAGTCCATAAATTAGTTAGGAGAATATATCAATGAGTAATGATCTATACGAAGAATACGCAGAGTTTTGCCGAGGAACAGCCATTTATCCAGATGCTCTTACTGGTAATCTTGCTGAGATGAAGTACCTAGCTCTTGGTCTTAATGATGAAGCGGGCGAGTTCGCTGGTAAAATAAAGAAGTGGTATAGGGATGGTAAGTTTGATAATGCGGCTACAGTCAAAGAAGCAGGTGATGTTCTCTGGTACTTGACTCGTGCTTGTGATGAACTGGGCACTTCAATTCCTGAACTTATGGTAGCTAATATGCGTAAACTACAGGACAGACAAGAACGTGGTGTATTGGGTGGTTCCGGAGACGAAAGATGACCGTTAAACTAATTACAGAGGGGGAGCTTCGCCACCTGTACGAGACTTTGGATGCTGTTGTAGAGGAGTTTGTAGCTATAGATGATACAACCCCCTATGTCTTCACTTCAGGAGCGCAGGAGATGGTAGGAGAGTCTATGGAGCTGGTGTACAAGCTACTGAACTACCAGGAACCTTTATCGGAGGAAGAACTTGAAAATCTTGATAGCGTGTGAAGAGAGTCAAGCAGTTACTATTGAGATGCGTAAGCTAGGGCATGAAGCCTACTCCTGTGATACAGAACCTTGTAGCGGAGGTCATCCAGAATGGCACATACAGGACGATGTACTCAACCATCTTGACGAAGGCTGGGATATGATGATTGGCTTCCCCCCTTGCACCCATCTGGCAGTTAGTTGGGCTAGGTGGTTCAAAGAGAAGAGGGAGTCAGGAGTACAGCAAGAAGCTATAGCATTCTTTATGGCACTAGCTAATGCACCAATAGAGAAGATAGCACTTGAGAATCCAGTAAGTATTATGTCAACTCAGTGGAGGAAACCAGACCAGATCATACAGCCTTGGCAGTTTGGTCATGGAGAAACTAAGGCTACCTGTTTGTGGCTGAAGAATCTACCGGAACTTAAACCAACAGATATTGTAGAAGGACGAGATAACAGAATCCATTTTATGCCTCCATCTAAAGATAGAAGCAAGTTGCGTTCTAAAACTTACGAAGGTATTGCTAAGGCAATGGCTGAACAATGGGCAGGAGAGGCTAAATGAAATTACTGCACTTCGATTTGGAAACAGCTCCAAATAAAGTATATGCATGGGGATTATGGAAGCAGAACATCGCTATAAATCAGATAGAAGAACCTGGTTACACCATGTGCTTTGCCGCTAAGTGGGAAGGCAGCAAGGAAGTTATCTTCGACAGCTTCTGGAAGTCAGGGTTCGAAGCTATGCTAGAACACGCTTGGGAACTGCTGAATGAGGCCGATGCTGTCATCCATTACAACGGTAAGAAGTTCGATATACCCGTACTTAACTGGGAGTTTGTGCAGCAGGGCTGGGAGCCACCAGACCCTTACCATCAGATTGATCTGTATCAGGTAGTCAAGCAACGGTTCCGTATCCCATCGAACAAGCTGGATTACGTAGCTAAAATGCTTGGATTTGAAGGTAAGATTCAGCACAAGGGAATGGATCTCTGGAAGGAATGTATGGACGGAGATAAAAAATCTCAAAAAGAGATGGAACTTTATAACCGTCAAGATGTCATACTACTTCCAAAGGTATATAAGAAGCTTCTTCCTTGGATTAAGAACCATCCGAACCATGCACTGTACATGGATACTGATCGCCCTGTATGCCCTAACTGCGGTAGTGAGCATGTCATCAAGAAAGGCACAGAGACTACGTTGACCATGCAGTACCAGAGGTATCGTTGTGCTGACTGTCTGACCCCGATACGAGGTCGCAGTACAGTAACAAGTCAGGAGAAGAAGTCTCACATATTGACGCAAAGCAAACTATAGGGAGATCTGATGTATCATGAAACTACGCTGGCCCATGTTGAGCCTTCCCCCTATCAATCTATGGTCTATGCCTAAGACTAGTAAGAGTCCATGCACAGGGAAGTGCTATATAAACACACAAGGATGGTGTGGGGGATGTGGCAGAACATTGGAGGAGATAGCACAGTGGCACAGGCTACCAGCCAAACGACACGAACAAATTATAAAGAATGCAGAAAGGAGATTACATGAGTCTACCAAGTGATTACCAATCATTCATCCACCTGAGCCGTTATGCTAGGTGGGACGATGATAAGAAGCGAAGAGAAACATGGGACGAAACAGTACAGCGTCTATCTGACTACTGGACAGGCAAGTACCCAGAGCATGAATCTACTATTGACAAGATCTCAAAGGCTATTAACAAGCTTGAGATCATGCCTAGTATGCGCACCCTGATGACAGCAGGAGAAGCCCTAGATCGTGATAATGTAGCTGGCTATAACTGTAGTTACGTGGCTGTTGACCATCCTCGTGTATTTGATGAGATCATGTACGTCCTGATGTGCGGTACTGGAGTAGGGTTTAGTTGTGAACGCCAGTACGTATCTAAACTGCCAGAGATAGCTGAAGACTTCCACACAACCGATACTACTATTGTTGTAGCTGATTCAAAGATTGGCTGGGCTAGTTCTTACAGGCAGTTGGTGTCTCTGCTATACCAGGGCCAGATACCTAAGTGGGATACTAGTAAGGTACGTCCAGCAGGAGCACGACTCAAGACCTTTGGTGGTCGAGCCTCTGGGCCAGCTCCGCTTGAAGACCTGTTCCGGTTTACAGTCGAGGTGTTTAAGAATGCAGCAGGACGTAAGCTCAACTCAATCGAAGTCCACGACATTGTTTGCAAGGTGGCTGACATCGTTGTCGTTGGTGGAGTTAGGCGCTCTGCTCTCATTAGTCTTAGTAATCTGTCCGACCCTAGAATGCGTGATGCTAAGTCTGGTGAGTGGTGGAATAATAATCCTCAGCGCGCTCTTGCTAATAACAGTGTGGCTTATACTGAGAAGCCTGATATTGGTATTTTTATGGAGGAATGGAAGGCGCTCTACGATAGTAAGTCAGGAGAGCGAGGTATCTTCAACAGAGAAGCAGCGGAAAACCTAGTACCAGAACGTAGGAAAGAGAATGAGTATAAAGATTATGGATGTAATCCATGTAGCGAGATCGTACTTAGATCAAAGCAATTCTGTAATCTCACAGAAGTTGTTGTTAGAGCAGATGATACTAGAGCTACGCTCAAGAGAAAGGTTAAACTTGCTACCATACTTGGAACTTTTCAGGCAACTAGAACTGACTTTCGTTATCTCTCATCCATATGGAAAAGGAATACCGAAGAAGAATCTCTACTTGGTGTCTCCTTTACAGGAATCATGGACAATCCCATCACAGCAAACCCGGATTCTGATCTGCTAGAGGAGCTACGTGCTCATGCCGTGGAAGTTAATAAGGAGTGGGCTAATAAGCTCGGTATTAATCAGTCTATGGGGATTACTTGTGTTAAGCCTTCTGGTACAGTCAGTCAGCTTGTCGATAGTGCTAGTGGTATCCATCCTCGCTTTTCTCCCTATTACATTCGTACAGTAAGGGCAGACAAGAAAGACCCTTTAGCTAGGCTTATGGTAGATGCTGGGTTCCCTGTAGAAGATGATGTGATGAAACCAGAGACAGGTTATGTTTTCAGCTTCCCGATGAAAGCACCAGAGTCGGCTATCTTCGTAGAGGATGTTAATGCGCTGGAGCAGATGGAGTTGTGGAAGAAGTACCAGATCCATTGGTGTGAGCATAAACCCTCCATTACAGTCTACGTCCAGGAACACGAGTGGATGAGTACAGGAGCTTGGGTGTATGAGAACTTTGATATAGCTAGTGGCATAAGCTTCCTTCCATACTCAGGCCATACATATAGGCAAGCACCTTACCAGCCTATATCAAAAGATGAGTACGAGGAATGGGTAACTAAGATGCCGAAAGCAGTTGAGTGGTCACGTATCTCAGAGTATGAGAAAGAGGATATGACTACAGCAAGTCACGAGCTTGCCTGTACGGGAAACAGTTGTGAGATCGTTTAAGGAGAAATCAGAATGACATTATTTGAACAACTAAAGTTTCAGCTTAAAGATCATGAAGGCGAGGTGACTAATGAACGTGGTGCTCATATCTGCTACCAGGATTCACTAGGCATTAACACTATAGGCTATGGCAGAAACATTGATGAGAAGGGTCTAAGCGAGGAGGAGGCCGAGCACTTGCTGAAGAATGATATTGCTGAGTCTATCTACCAAGCCAGCGAGTTACTATCATCAACTTGGGATCTGTTGTCCCAGAACCGCAAAGCAGTAGTAGTTGATATGGTATTTAATATGGGGCTTACTAGGTTTATGGGCTTTAAGAAGATGATTGCAGCCCTACATGCAGGAGACTACTACGAGGCAGCAGAACAGATGATTGACTCTAAATGGTACGGGCAGGTTGGACGTAGAGGCGAGAATCTAGTGCTTATGATGAGGGAGGGGTAATGAATTGGTTTAGTTTGGTAGGCAGTATCTTCAAACCCGCTGCGGAGCTTATTGACAATCTCCATACCAGTCAGGAGGAGAAGCTACTAGTTAAGCAGAAGATGTTTGAGCTACAGGTAGAAGCATTCAATAAAGCGGAGGAGTATGAGACAAAACTCCTAGATGCGAAAAAGACCATCATCACAGCGGAGGCTCAAAGCCAAAGCTGGGTTGCTCGTAATTGGCGTCCAATCACTATGCTAACCTTTCTTTGTTTAGTAGTCCTGGATAGTTTTGGTGTATTGCCCTTCCGACTAGCGTCAGAGGCGTGGACACTGCTCCAGATAGGTCTAGGTGGTTATGTGGTGGGACGTAGTGCTGAGAAGGTCACTAGCGTAATATCTAGGAAAAATCAATGAAGATTAAAGTGAGGACTACAACTGATGGACGTTAAGGTGCTCGTAGAATATACGGTAAAGAACCTAATAGATGAGAAGGATTTGCAGAAAGAATTTGGAGGCGATTTAAAGAAGTGTTTAGAGCATACTGATGAACAGGTCTGGGCGCTTGCTGAAGATTCCGGGACAATATACGGAATCAGGAAGATAAAATAAAGTTAGGGGGCATTAAGCCCCCTTTTTCTTATTGGTGGAATCCGCCTTTCATAAAGGCTATAATAGCTGCGACAGCTATCCCAACCCCCACTACCCAGCGTACAGCTACACCGAACCAACCAAAGACTCTTACTGCTCCCTTTCCAGCACGAAAGATAGACAGTAGCTCTGTTATGTCAGAGGACAGATCTTTATGATCAGCATGGAGCCTATCTACCTTGTCACTAAGTCCACTAATAGATGTATGGAGATCATCAATACGTGATTCCGTCATAGTGATTCTCTCCTCGATATACCCGTGCCACTCAGCCTCCTCCCTCGCTTTACGCTCAGTATCCCTCTCATCGTTCATTACTCGTCCCAGAAGTCATCATCAGTATCAAAGAACTCTGCACGTTCCTCTTTCTGCTTTCTATCCATCATCCGTTCTACACCAGGCCCCATCCAGTAATACCACATCTTACCGAACACAGGTGCATATTTCGCATGCGTATCGAAGTTATCAAGGTCAGTGAACAGACCTACTAGACCATCAACCACACTAAGCGGAGGTGCAACCATCGACCCAAGCATAGTACCTATCTCGCCTTTAGATCCATGTTTGTTAATCAGGTACTCACTAGCTCCGAAGTTCTTGATCAGGTTAGCTACTACCACATCTGGCACATCCTCCTGTGGTATAGGTTCCCCAGTAATCATGGCGTGCTTGATGTTCTCCGCTGAGAAGTTGAAGAATGACAAGAGGGCTATATACCTAGTCAACTGCTTAGTGCCCTGCTTCACATTTCCCTGCTTCAGCTCATTCCATACATTCCTACGCAACACATCAAGCTGCTTCAGAGTAAACGTCTTGAGCATGTAGAACACACGAGCATTAGGATTCTGGAGGTACTTCAAAGGCATCTCAGACAGGGAGATAGGCTGTAGATCAGCCAGCTCATTGAACAGTACCATCTTGACGTTATGAGTAACTCTCTTGTTCTTGAGGTCGTCAATAACACTATAGAGTTCATCCCCAAACATCGAGGAATACTTCTCCTTAAACTTGGCAAGCCCTTTTGCGGTATTAACAGAGTCCCTGCCCTGTCTGGCAGTAAACTTCCTGAACGCCCCATTGATTACGGTATTCTTACCCATCCTATCAACGGTACGGAACAGAGAGGCTGTGAAAGCGCCGTGCAGAAACTTAGCAGTAGCCCTTGTATCAGCAAATTCCTCTGCGATACTCTCCATACCTAGATCAAGTGCGTTAGCATACCGCTTACCAAGACCTAACTCAGCTAGTACAGACTTGGCTGTATTCCTGATGCCATTCGCAAAAGCAGCAACACCTATATCACCGATCTGAGTTACTGCACTCAACGGATTAGCGATAGTAGCAGCATAAGCTATGTTACGAAGGTCTTGAATGCCCCCGTTAACTGAACGGCTAGCTAGGTCATGTCGAGCAAGTAGGAGCTTCTGTATTGTGTTAAGCTGTTCTGGCGCTAACCTACCTTCCATCATTTCCTTCTGTATGACAGCGCCTACTGACCCACCCTTACCCATAAGAGCATTGTCAAGAGTAGCAGCAATGTTAAGCTCACCATTACCTTTGACAGCAGCAGCATCTCTACCAAAGAACTTACGACGAGCAATATCCTGGATAGCATCTCTCAGGTAGGTGTGGATAGCTTCATGTGGGTCTGCGTAGAACTCCATTATGTCATCAGTTACGTTCTTAATCTGACGCTCTTTAGTAGCCCCTAGCTTGGTGTCGATAGACTTGTCACTCAGCCTACCGCGTAGATACTGGTTGATGAACTTAGCCTGATCTTCTGGACTAGCCAGTTGTTTAGCTGGATCTGCCATCTCCTTCTCAAGACCCCTGCGGATGTTAGCAGGTATCTTGTTCTTCAGCCCTTCAGGATCTTTGATAACACGAGGGAAGTACATGTCAATCTTCTCAACGTCATAGCCAGCATCCGTTAGCTGTTTATGGATGTCGTCAAGTAACTTCCTGGTTTCATCGAAATGAGTACGAAGAGTTGGGTGACGAGCTAGGATGTTCTCCACGCCTGCCTTATCATCATTAGCCAGAGCCTTCTTGAACGAGTTACGCTCTCCTTTACTAAGCTTGGTCTTGACGTACTTTGAAAAGGGGTTGACTTTCTTGAAGGCATCTTCGACAAGGATATGCTCTTCGGCATCCATACGCCTCTGGAGCGCCCATACAGGCTCTGATTCATTCTTCAGTCTAGTGGACATAACGCCTAGCAGATCATCCATGAACTCAGCAGACTTTGCGTGTTTCTTAGACTTATAGACTCCAGCATCTTCCTGTGCTTTACGGGACTTCTTGCGTAGCGTAGCTGTGGCTCCATCCACATCAGTATTCTTAGTCTTGGCTACCTTCCCTGCCTTAATCATAAGGCCAGTAAGACCGTCCTCATTGATGTTCATCTCACTCATAGCACGAGTGTAAGCATCGTTCAGACTAAGACCATCCCCCATTAACTCATCAGCACGAGCCTCGAACTTACCAAGAAAGTCTTTAGCACCTGATTCAGTGTGCATTTGAAACAGGCGAGATAGCTTACCACCCATATAGGTCAAACCAGCAGCGCCACCAGCGCCCCCAACTACACCAAGAGCAGTAAGAGCAGGGTCAATCTTATCCTCACGACCCAAGCCCCAAGCAGCCATATCAGCACCACCTATAGCCCCACCAATAACAGCAGCCTGCTTAACTCCATGACCTACAGGAATCAATGTGGTAGGATCAGCTACAGCTTTAGCAAACGCCCCCGTACCTCTACCCCAGCTCATGTCATCTGGGCGAGTAGCCTGCTCAGGAACGTATGCGGCTAAATCCCTAGCCCGCTGCTCCTTTTGCTGTGCAAATATCGCTTCTTCACTAGCACCCTCACCATAAGCCTCTTCAGGAGACTCATATTCAGGGAAGTGGTAGCCACGGCCAGGAGTATAGATAGTGATACGCCCAAGAGGGAACTTACGCTCTAGGTAGTCACCAGCATTACCTACAAATGTGCCACCCTGAGCAAACCCGTACTTAAACTCCTCACCAAACGTAGCTTCTTCTCCTGCTTTCTTGAAGCCAAGATCAGGAATCTTTGTCGTCGTAGTAGATTCTTGTTCAGCTTCTTCTTTTTGTGCAGGTGCAGCACCAAGCCCAAGATCAGGTATCTCAGAACCAAAACCGAGATCTGGTATATCAATAGCCATAATTACTTTTCTTCACGAGTGCGGGAACGACCTTTACCCTGATAATAATACTCAGTAGCTTCGAGTAAATCCTTCTCATCAACCCTGCGCTTCTTACGGGTGTTAGCCTTACGTGCCTTTTCCTCTTCCTTACGAGCCTGCTCGACAGTTTCAATCACCTGCTTCTCCCGCAGCTTCTGGTATATCTGCCAGTCAGTAATCTGTTCTGGGATGTTCTGTTGCTTACGGGCCTCTGAGATAAGATCACTATACTTAGCAACCTCTTTCTTCTCAGTCTCAGTCAGCTTGATTTCTGCGGGAGGAGTCTCAGTAGGAGGCTTTGGTTTAACAGCAGCGAGGTCTTCTTCAGTGAAGTATCCTTCAGGGGGCTTAACCCTCCAATCACCATTCTCGCTCACTTCTATGCTGTTGTACCAGCTAGAGGCTTTGCCAGACACTCCTGCACCATACTTCTGAGAGACTAGCTGGTTGAACCTGTCAACGTCAAACTCCCCGTCCTGCAAGCCCCACAATCCCCCTTTTGTGTAAGACTGTTGAGCCATAATCAGGAGTTCCGCCATGATGTCAGAGTCAATAGCGTCCGTCCGTTCTTTAATATCATCTTTAGCAGCGAGCAAATAAGAAGTAGCGGTACGCTGATCTTCAGCAGACAAGTCCTTATACCAATCTTGACTGCCCAAACGGAAGCGCATATCGCCTAGCTTGGCGTTATTGACTTGAACTTTCTTTAGCTTGCCCTCAGCACCTCCAGCAGCCCTAGCTGCTGCTGTCTGTAAGCTACGGATATGGTCTACAGTATTAACTCCTGCGCTAACCCGCCTAGCCAAAGTAGGTTGATCAGCTTCAAAGTCTCCAGTCAGACCAAGCTCAATCTTAGTAGCAGAAGGTATCTGATCCCATGTAGAGTCATAAGCTTCTTGGCTCTGAATCCCATATAGAACACGAGAATCGAACTCAATCTTCTCAGCATTCATCTCAAGCTCGTCGAGTACAGTCTTCTTCTTAAGCTCCCCCTTCTTAACCTTTCTAGTGAGAGGTTGTAGCTCCTGCTCAATTTCAAGATTAACGGTATCAACATCACGAGCTAGTTGACGAAGTGGAGCCTCCTCTTCAAATTCCTCGACTTCCATAGCCTTCTTACGAAGGGACAGAGTACGGTCTTCTGTAATCTGCTTAAACTCTTTATCAATTTTAGCCTGATCCTCAGCAGCAACAATACCACCAAGGAACCCTGTTTTAGAAAAATCTGGTAATGGCATTATATTATCTCCTTACCAAGAGGCGAATTCTGCACCGGAAAGAACACCAGATACGCCACCACCGTAGCCAGTCTGTCCAATAATAGACCTGCCCTGCTGACTAAACAGACCCGGGTTATCCGCTAAGATACCACCCGCCTGCCTAATACCATAGCCGAGCTGTCCCATTGCATTCTGAGAGCCAGCAGCCTGGATCTGTGCTGCACTAGCACCCAACTGCCCTGCTGTAGCTGGAGAGCCTGATGTAGCTCCTGAGAGGGTCATTAGCCTATTAACCTCGCCTTCATACGTCTGAGAGGCAAGACCAGAGGAGTATTTAACCAGATCACGTAGGTAGTTACCAGAACGCAGCATACCAGAGGCTGCTGCTGAACGACTAAGCCCACGTATACCTTCTTCCTGAGCAAACTGGTAGGCTGGGTTATTCTTCATCCATTCCATAGTCGGGTTAAGTGCCCTACCATATACTGGGGCACCAGTCTGGTCGTGGCCTGTTAATACGCGACTTCCCTCACGATTAGCTACCATAGGCCCTAGAATACTATTACCTAACACTCTACTAGTCGCAGAACCCAGACCTCTGGTTACTGCGCTTCCTCCTGAGGCACCGCTATACAAGCCCCTCAGAAGATCCTGATAATACCCACGCTGGGATGCGAATGGATCAGCGGCGGAAGCTGCCTGTTGAGTTGCTTTAGCTTGTTGTGCTGATGCCTTTTTAGCACTTCTAGAACTCATTACTGCGGAACCTACGGCTCCCGCTGCACCTATGGCTGCTGCTGTGCCTCCACTAATGATACCTGCTGCTCCCGCGGCACCAGCTATTGCTGGAATTGCTGCTACTACTGGCATCAGAACTCCTCCTTAGTAATACCATATAGGAGCTGGTCGTACAGCTTCCCATTTTTTAGAAAACTCATTCGTTGTGTACCTTCATAAGTCATTCCGGCGGCTTCGGCCAGTTTCTTAGCTAGTCTATTGTTAGATGGAACTCTCGTATCCACTTTTAGGCATTCAGTATGATCGAACATCCACTTCAGCGCACCACGAGCCATCATAGGAGTCCACCTACCACGGAACTCAGGCAGTACCGCACTGTGGACTTCATAACAAACTGCATTCGTCTTGACAAACATGAATACGCCCATGAACTGCCCAGCTTTTCGAGCTGCTACAAACATAACATTAGGGTTAGCAACTAAACTCTCTGACGTAAATGTATCTACAGGAGCAGAGGAGTCATCGCTTATATGCTTGTATATCTTTGGATGAGTTAATATCTCGTCAATAGCAGCAATATCGTAGGTTCTGGTGATTCTTATTGTCATTGTTCTGCCCTGAAAGACACACCGTTTAGAGGGATTCTCTGAGGCGCAGTTCCTGTAAATAAAGGTTGTACTGTCCCAACACTGGTCACGTAAATTCGAGCTATCGTGTTGCCACTAAAATTGTACGCAGGGAACACGAGTAGGGTACTTGGACGATATCCGACAGGCAAGACGAACGCTGAGTTTCCTGAAACACCTCCAGTAACCTGCCCTTTCAGATGAACTCTGCCCATAGGATCTTTGTAGAAAGCAGCAGTTGGATAAGAACTCGTATCATTAGTCCAGCTATTTTGAAATGCTGGCTCACCAGAAGTTCCTACTTCATGCCACTCTTCTACCTGCCCTAATTGAAGTTGAATCCTGTCTGCCCATTTCTTTAACTCTATAGGTATATCAAGAAAGTCGGGTAATGCCTCTACTATTTGGCGATACTTAGTTCCCACCTTGATCCCCTCCGCCCACAGCGCCCCTATCCAAAGTCAGAACTAACTCCGACATTGTTATAGGCAGACCAGCGCCTGTATTAGTAGAGTCTTTCTCAATAAAAAATCTTCTATTGCGGAACCTGCCACAGCGAGTTAAGGGCCTATGGTAGCGCAAGTCATAAGTCCTACTGGATGTCATATCGGCCTCCGTAACACTATCTTGATCTGACCAACTAATTGTAACATCATGCTGCGATTGTGCGTAATTACCAGCTATCCTAGTGCGATAGCAGTATTTATAGTCAGAAGTTTCACCATCATAGGAGTCCACCATGATCCCGAAGGGAAAGTTGAATATCTGGTACACAGGAGTAGGTGTAGTAACATCGGCGGTCAGCCCTGAACTACCGCGAATTATTTGACCATACGTGCACATCAAGTAATCGCCACAGGAGTCCATGATGTTCATAGAATTATCAGATGCCCATTTCCACGAATACCACATCCCCGTAGTCATATCATAGACGGGAGTGCCGTACCCCACAACTCTATCCTGTCGGGCGGTAGATCCTTGTAGTGCTATCATTTTTCTACCTAAGAAGGTAAATAGTCGCAGGCGGATAGAGGCAGTAGTGTAAGAGCCTGGACTGACATTACCAGCTAATGTTTCAGATATAACTGCGTCTATGGCTGGTGTTGAGATTTTAGTCGCTCTAAAATTCTCAATAAGGTACACCCCATCATGGTTAGATGAGATTTCACCTGATTGGTTATTTCTTCCTTTTCTTTGAGCAACGAATACTATATGCTCATCGTCGGAATCAATAGCTTGAGAAACAGCACGACTGTTTTTTATTTCGCACAATACCCCTAGAGGCAGAGTCAAATCTTTTCTAGCATTTAACGGACTGCCTGCTGGGTTTCCAGCATCATAAAAGTACTCTAAGGTGTTCGAGCTACATGCCACCAAGTTATCATTGTGCTTTGCTAAATACACGGGGTATCCAGCATCATCGCTAATAGAAATAAAATCCGTAGAAGTCCACGTAAAAGGTGTTGACAGATTACAGTTATGTATTTTACCACTCTCTGTCATTAAAAACATATAATCATGGAAAAAATGAAGTCCTACACAGTAATTCTCGTTTGGTATGCCTTGCCCCCCAGGAGTCATGTTTGAAATAATACCACCACCGTTAGCTGGCTCATAAAATATTTTAGCAGTTACACTAGACGTAGCGTTATCAATCTCAGTACCAATAAAAAAAGTACTTGTGTAGTTTTTTGAGTATGCTGTAGAATACCTTTGTACCGGGGTTGTGGATATTCTATGGCTTATATCGCCTATATTGTTACCATCATCAGCGCACACATAATCAGAATTGCTTGAAGAATCATTAGCCACCCACCAATGCACATTATTTTCTGGCTCGTACAAGTATCCACTAGCATGAGGATCTTGGTCAAAATCTTTGTAGCGATACGACTCAAACCCGTTTCTGCGGGAAACTTCCAGCTTGCCAGTAGACGGATTCTGCGTAACAACTCCATTAAATATCCCAGAAGTCCACTCGTAAATAACATCATTAACACTGAAGGATGTGCCAGATTTACTGTCTGTAGTCATTCTAACGTTTAAGTTGACTGCAAGCGGAATGCGTACCTCTGGCATCAGTCTTCACCCACACGGTAACTAGGAGCAAACTTCACCGACTCCTCTACATCCCAACCCTGAGCCATCTCATAATAGTATTTAGCCATAGGAGCTAGTGCACCAAGCTGAGGATTACCAATACCATACTTAGGGGCTAACAGCACCGCGAGGTTTAATGCAAGAGGCAGATACCATTCCTGTGGATAATCTGCATCGTTAGCTGCTGCATCAAAGTCTTCAAGAGTACGCATAACCCATAAAGTTAGTCGGTCATCTACGTTATCTGAGGTGGGCCATACGGACAGCTTGCCAGTACCAGTCTGTGGATTATACCAAACCTGGTTGACAGAGCCTTCATTGGCCTTTGGGATAAGCTCTACATAGTCTTGCCGATTTGTAACCTTAACAGGAATGTCAGTGCCATCTGAAGTTGACCTGACAGCATTAAGGATAGCCATTGGTCTATTAGCTCTGGTAGTATACGCATATACTCTGTTATCTATAGCAACAGCAGAAGGCAGGGCATCAGTAATAGTAATGGTATCACCAGAGGGAGCGCCATTAACAGTAGTCCAATGAAGATAACCAGTGTCCAGCTTGATGCCGATATAATCTGCGTCTGAGATACCTGTAATAGAATCCACATCAATAGTTGTATCAGTAGCACTTCCAGCAACCTTTACCTGAGTCTCTACAAAACTAGCAGTCGCATGATCACCTGTACTAGACAAGCTATACTCTGCCTGAGCTTTTTGTAGGAACAATGTAATCTTCTTAACTGCGAATAAGTTAAGGCCGTCTGCCTGCCAAGCCTTAACAAGCATATTAAGTGTACGCAGAGATGAAGTTACCTGGTCAGTATTAGCAGACTCACCTTCGCCAAGCACCCCTAGCTGCTCCAGTGCTTCAGTAATAATGTCTGTAGCTGAGACAGAATAATCAATAGAACCAGAAGTTGCCATTAGTTAGTTCCTATTAAGCAGGCCAATTGTCCTGCGTGACATCATAATTTTCTAGTGTTGCTGCGGTAGCGCTCTTAGCAGTATTAATCCTGTTTTTGGCAAACACGACTACATCACGCACATAAGCAAGGTCAGGGTTAGATGCTGGGTTGTTGAGTACAGGCCAAAGCTCGGCAAGAAACTCAACCATCCTATAGTCCCCAAGAACTTCTATCCTTGCTCCGCATAAGGCAGTGCCATATTCCTTTATTTCACCAATACGTTTTTCACGCAGATACGGTAAATACCCTTCTGATTGCTCGAATGGCGTTACTATGTTCCCCTCAGCAACCCATTCCTGTATCAACTGATAGTGTCTATTAGCAGAATCATTAGGTACAGAGTACTTGCCATTAACTATATACCCACCTTCTCTGCCATATACTACTGATGTAATGTCCATAACTATTCCTTACAATTCTGCGTCTGCTTCATATAGACCACCACTCACCCTGAATTGCCCTGATGCAGTGACCGTTACCCTGTGAGTAAAACCATCTAGTGTTGCGCCTTGTAGATCACTATGAGAACAGTTGGTGTAGGTAGGTGTAGTCAAAATAGATAAGCTCGGCACTGCTCTCATCTGAACGGGATATGTAACTGCTCCAGCACTGAGTAAGTTTGAACCCGTAACACCCGACTGCCCATATTGATAGCCAAACCCAGAGCCAGGCAACTGCCCATTCCAATAGTACCTCTGACACAGAGCAAGTTCCTCTCCATAAGAGCGATGCTCGAAGGGGGTTTCTACTTGTCCTGCTTCTATTTGTAGCCCAGTGAACTTGAAGTAGTTACCTACAGCGTCATACAGATTTGCTTGATTTGTGCTATACGGAGTATTTGTGGTTGTCCAAGTATCGGTACTAGCAGCATGAAGATTTGAATTTGCCATCAAGCCGATATTTACCCGCAACCCTAAACCATTTGTGTACTCCCAAGTTCCTCCAGAGTAATCTAGAGGGATTGTCAGGGTCTTCTCTTCCCAAGTACCAGAAGTATCCACTGTAAATTCAGCAACATAACACCTATCCTTAGCCGTATTTCGTAGTGAGAAAGAATACGTCCCTGTCTTGTTGCTTTTAACCCAGAAAGAAGCTGTTAAGTACCCTGCACTTTCTAATGGCTTATAGTCATACCCTTCTATGTCCTGCGTAAAAGAAAGCTCGTTACCAGCAGAGGGCGTTAGTGTTGCCGTGGTAGTTGCAGATAAACTGGTTGCAAACCCGTATCCAGATGGAACATCTGTATCCCTGGCTACATTTAACTTACTGCCACCGTCATCGTTGTAAATTAGAAACTTATCGGCAAAGTAAGTAGCCGTCGCATTTGGCACTCCAGCAAGACTACTAAAGCCTCTTTGGTTTACACCAAGGGCACCATTTATAATAACATTGCGCCTGCCGTGAAGGGCTACAGTCTCTGCCTGAGAATAAACATCGAGGTTAGTCCGGGCAGTAGCAGCATCACTAACTCCTGATAGGTCATCTACCATAGCATCCGCTTCTGCCTTACTATAAACATCAAGTGCTGTCCGTGCATCTGCTTTGGAGGCAGATCCATCAAATATATCATGAACTACGGCATCGACTTCGTTAAGCCAAGATGCTTCAATAACTGTGTTTTGGTCTACAAAAGTTGTACTTGCCATTTATAACCCACTCCCAGAAAATGTCCCTGCTGGCATTGTAGTGTATACCTTCATCCCCGCAATAGCGCAACCAGCGATAGCTTGCCCAGCTACAGCACTACGAGTTTGGCAGATACCGTTTGTAAATACGTCTTCAGGCTGCGGGCGCACAGGGCCTTGCGCGGCGATAACGTCAGCGTGTGTCCTAACATAGTCCTGCTGATGTCTTGTTTCATAGTCAGCCTCACAGACGACAGCACCATCCCACCTCTGCTTTACTTCTGAACTACGAAAGTCCATCCCGCACACATCACAGACAACCCAATGGTTGCCTCCATCAAAGCCAGGATTACGGGAATGGCTCATGCTTAGTTACCACCCCAATGGATAACACCACCAGCGTTAGTACCTGTAATCTTAACATACATGCCAGTAGTAAAGCGTACGGGTAGGTGCATAGCACCTCCTGTGTAGCCTACCGGAGAACCAGCAGGACATACTACTTTAGCAAGCAGCACACCAGAATCGTCTGTACCGTCAAATACTTCTACAGTAGAAGCATTAGTTCCGTCTGATATTGATACTACATTAGACAAAGTACCCCTGCCTGTGAACACTTGAGTACTGGTAGCGAGTAGCCCAGTTGATACGTTTGTTGATCCCATGCTTAATGTCCTATTTCATTAGTTGTTAAACGTCTACTGAGTAGTACGCCATAACGATCTGCATTGGTTGCGTAGATCCAGCAATATTCGTTAACCGAAGAAGGTAGTCTGTGTCGTTATTAAACACCCACTGTTCTGCGGAGATAGAGTCTATCCCGCCGGGAGTATGTTGACCCCCACCACCGGAAGTACCTCCAGGAATAAACTCCTCCCATAACTCAGTACCAACGTCTGTAACCGTAGGAGTATGGGTTACGGTACAGGTACAAACTTCTGAACTTGTGCGGTTGTGGTTAACTGTATCGACAGCAGTACCAGCGCCACTAAAAGTAGTTCCTTCGTATAACTGGAAAGTTGCATCTCCACCAACCAAGAGTTTGATGTACGTGTGGAGTGATTTATCTGCTGCTGTTTGTACAAGTAGGTCTAGCGTACCTGTATTTACTACAGCAGAATCATAATATTGAGCACCAAAGAACCTACCTTGATGCACTTTTGAATGTTCGTGAGTGATTGTGATTAAAGAGCCTGAGCGGTCTACTTCAATCTCCTTGACAATGGTACGGTCATCCACTACCTTGCCTTGAATAACTACATTACCACCCATAATAGAATCCTGTAAAGATGAAAGGGGAGACAAGCTCCCCAATCAATTAGGCTGGATCAGTAGCGGTAATACCGCCAGTCAGAGCAGCCATGCCATGTACAAACCACTGATTACCATCGCTGTGCAGAACAACATGATCACCAAGAGCCTCGGCACTGTTAACAAAGTTAATCTGGTCTTCAGCACCAGCAACTACAACAGCACCTGCAACTTCGATTGAACCATCAATGTTGTCTCCTTCGGCGGAGGCAATCACCCAGTTTGAAGTGGCGAAAGTAGAAGCTACAACAAACTTAAAGTTAAGTCCAGCAGCAACCGCTGGAAGTGTGATTGTTGCACCAGCAGCAGCATTCATGTAGATGGTCTTTCCGCTGTCAGCAGCAGTCAAAGTAGTAGCACCTGTTACAGTTTCTACACCATTAATAACACCTACACCATCCAGCTCTACTGAGGCAACACCCGCAGTATCTTTAACTTCAAAGGTAGCACCTGCATCGCCAATGAGCTTAGTCATTGAACTCATAATATCCTCCTATTAGAGAAGGAGGGGACTAGCCCCTCCAACCAGTTTATGCACCAGGCGAACCAAAGATGCCGCGAGGATCAGTCCAACCGAAAGAACAACGCTCGGTAGCCTTGAACTTAGCGTTCTCGGTATCGAAGTCGTTATCAATGCCGAACTGCATAGCACGGCGCTGGAAGCCCTTGAGTCCATCAGGAGCGTTAGTGCGAAGGAACCAAGCATTGCTATCAGTCAGGTAGTTATTTACCTTGATACCCTTGATCTTGCCCTTCAGAGCGTTAATATCGTTGTTAGCAGTACCAACACGATATGGAGACTCCAGAATACGCTCTGCTTCAAACATCAGATCAGGTGGGATGATCAGATCTTCCGGCTGAACAGCAATCTTCAGACCACGATCATTTGTCCACTTAGCGATGTCGATGCATGCCTGCTCCAGAGAAGCTTCTGAAAGGTCAGCAGCAGTAGTCAGCTCATTAGACCAAGTACCACCAGACCAGTTAGGATGGTCAGTAGCACACATCTCTTTACCGTCACCACCAGTATAAGAACTGTCGAATGCGCGGTTGTAGACGTTAGCAGCTACGGTTTCCTTAGTCTGACGCATAGAGAAAGCAAGAGCCTTCGCACGACGCTGACCAACGGTAGCGTACTGATCATCTTCATACAGCTCACGAGACATGATGAAGCCAAGAGCGTATACAACGTGCTGGTAGCGAGTCAGGAACGCCTGATTCTCTTCATCGTAAGCAATAGGGCTAGACTCACCCTTTGCAGCTGCCAGACCGAAGCTGGAAACGCCCAGATCTTCTTCATAAGCCTTGGTTGAACCCATCATATCGAACAGGTCAGTGTACTGAGTATTGTGCTCAGCATACGCCTTACCGTAGATGGAATTGAGGCCAGGCCACAAGAGCTTGGCAAAATCCGAACTTACCATTACACCCATCTTAATATCCTCCTATTAGACGGTTGTTAATTAAATGCCGTTAGCGGCAGCGAAGTGAGATTCGTGAACGCGAACCAGCCACTTAGCGTTAGTACCGACAGCATTGTCAGGACGATCTGACAGACCTACGATACGGAAGCCAGCGGAACCAGCAGCAGTCAGGCTTGAGCTATCAATCTCATGACCGGACTGACCAGTAGTTGCTGAACCAGCGCCAGCGATATGATCAATGTTTGCGCCTACAGAAGCAGCATCAAGAGCGCCACCTGCTGAGTCTTCCTGAACTTCATACAGAGCATCAGGAGCAATACAAACAAGAACATAACCAGCGGTAGTTGCTGGCAGGTAGCCGGGATGCTCAGTAGCAGCAACATCACGATCAATTACGACACCTACACAGATGCCAAGAATAACACCACCAGCAGCAGCGGGAGTTACGTTACCATCAGTCTCAAGAGTAACTGCGTCACCCTCAAAGATTGCGGTAGCGTTTGAAGCATCCACTGGATACTTCCTAACTGCACCCTGCCAAGGCGAGCCACTAAGAGTACCTACCGGACGAAAGCCGTTAGGACGATCAACATTAGCCATGCTAATATCTCCTTATTAATAAAAGTTATAGTTTGGACGCATGGCGGTAAGTTTTTGTATTACTGATTACCAATCGGAGTTCGAGTAAGTTTAACTTCACCATACTGTCCATCATCAACGCTTGCAGCGCGTTTACGTTTAATGGAAAGTTCAGTCTCGTTGATCTGATCAGCTTTCGCTGCCTGATCTTCGTCGTACCACTCCTTACGAATCTTCATTAGGAATAAGTACCTGCCTGAACCATCTGGTCGCGCAACGATTGAACCAACATTATCGGTAGTATACACATTGTTTTCACCAATTCCGCTAACTTCATCCATTGCAACGAACTCGTACCCAGCTTCTTTGAACACGAAAATACGTGCCCCTGCGTCATCCTTGTCACTAACCCAGCGATATTCAAACTCAGGGTTCTTACCCATCACTGTGAGAATATCACGCTGTCCTGATACTGGTGTACGTTTACGTGGACGAGCCTCAGTGCCTTCTACGCGATCCTGGTGCTCCTGTGGCCCACTTTTACGAGCCTGTCCTGCTTTTCTAGGTGTTGCCATTTACTTATCTCCTGTTAACCGCCGATCTGTTCGAGCTGCTCTAAATACTCATCCTGTGTCATTACGCCCTGTGCAACAAAGGTTTTCATTACTGCCTTTTGTTCATCATTCAGGTCTGATACTGACATCTTGGACTTTTTGGTTGCTCCTGAAACCCTACCACTTGGTGAGGCTACAGCAGCTTGATCCCTACGTGGGTTAGAGAAGTTCTGGGGGAATGTTTGTCGTACCTGCTGTTCTGCGTACTTAATAGCACCATCCCAATCGTCAAACGACTTGATGTCACCATTAGCGCGCTCATTGACATACTTATCAAAGAACCTATCAGCAGCCCCACTCATAGCCAGGTCATTATGATACCAGCTATTCTTAGGGTCTTCCATCCAGTCCATAATTACTGGAGGAGTCGTAGGTGCAGTAGCAGGGTCTTGGGTTTCGCTAAAGAGTTCGCTTTCACCTTCTTCGGTAGCTTTACGAGCCTCTTTAAGTTCACCCATCTTCTCGTCGATTTCAACAACCATCTCATGGTCGTCGTCTTCGAGAGCGATAGCCTTCTGCTTCTTCAGTGTTTTAACAGCACGTTCGTACTCTTTCTCACTGATCTGCTTGTTCATTTCCCCTAGAGCCTGAATCGCTTTCTTAAGCTGCTCTAATTCCTTCTCCTGCTGTTTAGTATACTTACTTTGAGATTTAATCTTCTCAAACAACTCGCCACGGAAATTAAATTCCTTAGCGTCTACCCAATCAGCCGGATCACCTTCCCATTCGTCCTGCGGAACCCAGCCACCCTCACGTGCCTTGGCTTCTACTGGATTAACTTCCTCTGTCGGAGTTTCATTTGGGATTGGAGTGCCTTCATTCACCACCTTTGGAGTTTCCTCTTCTTTAGGTGGGTTGTCGCTATACTCTGCAACAAAAGTATTCATACTTTAATCCTCTTAGATACTACATCATCTCGGTCTTGATTCTGCGGAAGACTCTGTTTACCGCTTGTCAGAACTGCCAGCACATCGTCATCGTTCATGATCATGTAATGGCTTTCTGTCTCTGGTCTAGGATCGAAAGGATCTTCTACGAAGCGCCCTGCGAACCTCGCAAAAAGAACATAGTCTCCTGGTTGTGCCCAAGGATTACCGTTGATCTCTTTGCCGTTTTCGTTGTATTCCCGAAAAGCCTTCCAAGCGTTAGGCCCATTAGCAAGAAGTAGTCCTCGCTGTACGCCTGATCGTTGTAGCTTCTCGTCTTCCTGTAGTATGATACCTGCTTCAGTTTGTTTCTGTACAGGATCTGCTAATACAAGAATCTTATGCCCCGTGGGTCTTATCATCGTCTAACTCCTCTTGTGGAGATGGTACATCTTCTATCCAGCCAATAGTGAGTGAAATCGCCTTGACTGAGCCTAATGCTTCTGCATTAGCTTGTGCTGTGCCTTCAATGGACTCTGTTGTGAACGAACCGTTCTCCCATCCATTGTGATAATCTAGGTAATCCGCATTTAGCGTCTTCAACAAGGCTTGTGTCAATGGGTGTTGTAACCATGTAATACGTTCGCCTTGAGGAGTTTCCCTTAGTAGCTCATCGGCACTGTCACGTAGCTTATCGGACAGTTGTTCAATGATCATACTGGTAATTCACCTTCTTGTGGTGGTAGTTGTGGTGCTCCCTGCGGAGCTTGTTCAGGAGCTTGCTGGCTCCCTCCGGTCAGTTGCATCTGAGCTATCTGCTGAATAGCCGATAACTCTTTCTGCACTGAATCCTGTTTGCCCATCAGCTCTTTCATGACCTGATCAGCAGTCGCAATCTCTGTTTTATTCTCAAGGTTCTCAGCAGAGGCAAGGTTCTTGATTGCCTGTGAGATGTCCTTCATGTTAGCGGCTTCAATCTCGGCAGCACGTAATCTGACCTCAATCATATCCATCTGCTGTTTATGCTGCTGCTTAGCAACTTCCAGCTCGTACTCTGGATTAGGTGGAGGAGGTGTTTGTGTCATCAGAGCCTCGATGTTCTCGTGCTCTTCCGCTTCAAGCACAGCTCTAGTAACCTCTGTGATATTTAGAGGCAGACCAGCAGCGACTTTCTGAAGTAGGGAATTAGCGCGCATAATAGCCTGCGCCTGAGTCAGAATATTCGGATCTGCTGCTGGGATAATATCCAGACCTTTTGTTCTATAGTCTGGTAGGCCAATCTTGACCTGACCCATTGTACCACCTAGCGCTTCCTCTACAGCAGGGTCGTAATCAACAAGGTCGAAATAGTCAAGCTCATTGAGATAGATGCCATTTAAACGATACAGCATCTTAAACTCTTGGCCCAGTGCTCGGTAAATACGCTTGTAGATACCGACAAACACTTTCATGCCCTGCTCCAGTACGGCAGCAGTAGTGGCATAAGGTTGGTTCTGTCCAGGATTCTCACCAACCATAATATCTTTAACAGACGATAGACGCTCGCCAGCTTCTACGAGCATTCCCAGCAGGTTAAACAGGACTGCTGAAGGCTCACGAGTAGGCATCGGGAATACACCCTTGCGTAGATCTTCGCCTGTAGTTTGAACTGTCTTCCACTCACCAGGAGAGAAGCGGAGCTTACCTCCGCGTACCCTAACGCCTTTAGCGAGGAACCCACCTTGCAGGTTACTCAGCGTACCAGCATCAATGAGCTGGTTTAAAGTTGTATTGACCCCTTTATTAATAGGCCCAAGAAGAGAACCAAAACCGAGAGCATAAATGGCACTGTCAGGGTTCGGAAGAAACTTGTAAGCAACAAAGTACTCAGTAGGAGAAATCCTAATAATTGTTCCATCTTCTTTGACTTCTTCCGCATCGGGTTCGCTACGCAATGAGATACGAAGTACCTTCTCGCTCTCAGAATCAACCGTAATAATAACAGGTTCTTTGTACCCATCACCATCAAGGTCGTAGAAGGTGTGGCACTCGTAGATTTCGTATACCGCATCCTCCGTGCGGTCTGTCTCCTGAAGACCTACAATATCGTCAACAACCCCCTCATGCTTCTTAGGCCCTGGTTCCCCGAGGTCGATGTCACGATAGAACCCACCCTTCTGAAGCTCATACATCTCATTTGCATCTTTGTACATGCGATGAGTTAGGGTAGCCCTCTCAAAAGAGGTAGCATTGTAGTTGATGATCAGGTCACGAGCAAGTACCACATCTGATACGTTACGCTTGGTGTCTGGATCAAAGTAAACCTTCTTGTATACCAGTCCGGTAATAGGCAGGATATAAAGCAGCCTGTCCATACCTTCCTGCCAGTCCTTCATCTCGTGAAGGAGTTGGTAGCTCATGTGAGCTTCAACCCGCTTTGAGCGATCAATCTTGTCCTGAGTACGCTTGCCTGTAATCTGGGTCTTTACAAGATTCCCATCGTTCAGGAGTGCAGGATAAGCCCTCGCATGGAACTGGAGAGCTGCTGTAGACAGTAGAGGGTACTTGATGTTAGAAGCGTTAGGCCAAGGAAAGTCCTTACTCTCCATTACCTGAGCAGCGAGTTTCATCCACTCGTCATGCTGCTCTTCCCACTCCTCACGGGACTGGATGTCTTCATCTACGAGTTCGACAATCTTAGAGCCAATAGTATTGAGGTCTTTCTCCTCAATACCTTCGGCAAGGTTCTCTGCGGTAAACGAATTGGTCAGCTCTTCAGCACTTCGCATAGACTAATATCCTGTTGTTCGATCTCTGCCTTGCTCAAAGGATATAACATTATCCCCAAACTCAGCCTCATATTCTTCGTCTTCTAGTTCTTCGTTCGTAGGAACCATTGCCATACGATCAAGACCTAGACCAATCATGGATAAGGAGTCAACCTGATCCTTGTACACCCCGCGTGGAAACTGAATAAACTCGGTAATCCAGGAATCAAACCAAGGGGCATCGTGGTCTACCTCGACTCCTCCTGCCCTCGCCCTAGCCCTGATAGGCTGTGCGCGTTTCATCTTATCAGCAGAGGGTACGATGTATGTGTCATCACCAATGTTAGGGAATACACCCCTTCTCATCATCTCAGAACGCAGAATTGACCCAATAGAACGGGCAATGTTTTCCTTCTCAATGAAGTATGCTTCTGGTCTATACAGTTCATGGAGCCTGAAGATCGTATCAATGATCTCCATCGAGTCCATCCTGTCTCGGATGACGTTGACAATCCGTAATTTGTTGTTAGCGGTTATACCAGCTACCGTAAACACTGAGTATGCACGCTGATCCTTCTCAGAGATTGCCAAATCAGCACCTACATAGTACTCTAGGTGAGTATCTGGATTCTCTACTTCTCTGAAATCCTCTTTATGGAAGAAAGCATTAGTTTCGTCAATAGGATAGTTCAGATATTCCTGAGCATAGCCTTCTGGCATACCTTGTTCTATATATCCTTGACGAATAGCCTGCAATTCTTCCTTAGATTTCATCTCAGGCCATAGGATCTTGGAGAAATCTTCATTATGAGCCTGGAATCTAATGGATTTCCAGTCGTATTTGCCTACTGGCTTAGTAGACCAATGGCGCAGACCGTCAGTTTGGGTTGTATCAGCCCCCCATTGAGGCATTAATCGCTCCAACATAGCGTCCATGTGGAGGATTGTACCTACGATTCGTATCTTACCGTTCTTAGACAGGGAAGGTACAAGGGCATTTAAGAACCATTGACGGAACTTATGCCTTCTTTCGTCGTTCATGACGATCTCATCGTTCTCAAGATCATCACCAATAATCAGGTTTGGACGCTTATTGCGCCACTTCAAGCCCCTCATCTTCTGCTCGGAGCCTTTACAGAACACACGGAACTTGTATCCGTCTGTCAGTTCTACAATAATCTCTGTTTCGGTATCCTTGATGAGCCTCTTAACACCAAATGTAGCAATGAGGTCATCATTCTCCAACAACTCAGTCTTTATATCCCCCAAGAACAGTTTAGACTGAGACTCCGTATCCGAAACAATCAGGATATGGTCGTGTTCCCTGAATAGGGCACATGCTAGTACAAACGAATGGGTAACACTTGTAGATTTTGCGTGGCCTCTGGGCGCAGCAATTGCTATCTTCTGGTAGTCAGATGTACATAACTCCCATAGCTCTCTATGGAAGTCTGGAGTCGGCTGAGGATCATCGAACCTTGAGTGAAGTAACGATGCAGTAAAGCCATAAACGGTATCTGCATTTATGTACTTCATGTATTAGGTCTTTTTCCGTCTTGCTGTCTTTGTCCGTGCGAAGGAGCGATTCTTACCAGGAGACTGCTTCTTCAGGTTAGACTTCTTGTTATTCTTAGTGTTATTGTCCTTGTGGGCAATATCCTTGCCATCTCCGTTCCCGTATGTCCCTGCCTTACGGTTCGCCTTGTTGTTCCTTGCTCTCTGCTTCTTTGCAGCAGGTTTGGAGTGGTAGTTAGCGTACTCTTTCTTGTAGTCGCGTTTTTTAGTAGCTGGCATTATTTTTTACCAGAAGACTTCTTGGCTGCATTACGCCCACGAACACCCTTTCCTTTAGACTTTTTACGAGCATCTTCTCCCATCGCATCAGCAACACCTATTGCTGCTCCTAAGATACCAGCACGACTGCCGACGGCTCCAGCCCTAACCGCCCTTGCCACATTTTTAGCAATTTTAGCTTTTTTGACTGCCTTCTCAGCAGCCTTTACTTTGCCTTTGCGTACTTGTTTGTTGTTTACCTGAACGCCAGAAGCTTTCCCTACTGCTTCTTTACGAGCATCAAGTGTTACTCGTTTTCTGCGACCTTCCGCCGGGGAGGTGGCTTTTTTAGCTTCTCGTTTTTTGATACGCTCGGAGGAAGCAGAGCTTACGTCGGCTTTTCGTACACGTTGCTGAGACGCTGATAGAGGTTTACCCCTCTTAATTGCTTTTTTGTATTCTTTGCGTACTGTAGCAGACTTTTTGGCTGATGCTTTCCGTCCAGCCCTAGTTCCTGCCTTTACTCGTGCCCTACTCTGTGCCATGCTGATCACCTTTATGTTTAATCTGTCTCTGGTAGGTCGTAGCGGAACGTACCTTTCTCGTCCGAAACTCCGGCTTCATTACCATCGCCTTTGCCAAGCCCTGCGAGCGCATTGGCGTATTTTTCTTTTGTTTTGGAGAAGATTTTGTCATAATTGTCAAGATACGCCTTAGAGGGAACCTTACTCTGGATCTTATCTCCAGTTACATCATTTTTTGCTGCTGCCACGTTTCTTCCTAGCCTTTTTCTGCATCTCAGCCGTACAGTACTTCTTCCAGTCTTGAGGCACATCTTGGCCTCGACTAGCCTTAGCCCCGAACAGTTTACATTGTTTCTTCGTGTAGGGCATCAGAACAAACTCTTACGTTTACGGGTAAGATTAGTTTCTGGGTTATACTCGTAGTCCCAAGTATTACCACCACTACGCTTTACTGCTCGTTCCAGTGCGCGACCCTCCGCCCCTAGCGAGCTTTTTCTCTCCCCCTGTGGAGTGAGCTTTTCAGTACCAGGAGCAACATCTCCTCGATCTCGCAGGATATTCAGAGCTAACTCCCTGTTACCCCCCACCTGCTCAGTTAGACGATCAATGAGATTCTTTTCCATATCAGAACTTGATGGTTTTAGGACGTTTGACTTTCTTGACTGTCTTGATAACAGCGTTATTCTTAGGTTTCTTGGTCTTTACGACAGGCTTTGTTTTACACTTCTTCTTCATTTCTTAGGCTTCTTCTTACATTTGTCAGTCATACCAGCACGACATTCCTGCCTGTCTAGCTGAGCCTTGCGCTGACCAGTACCACCTAATTTGTCATAGACCCACTTGCGCACATCTTCCTGCCAGTCACCACCAGAGTGTTTACTGCGTCCCATCTGTCCTTTCCCCTTCAATGATTTTAGCGGTTTCGCCCCGTTTCTCCATCTTGGTAGCGAACTCTTCAAACTTCTTACTCAGGCTTTCAAGAGCATCAGTCTCAGACCTTGCTACCTTGGAAGTAGGGTTCCCCCTAATCAGAGCCTGCTTGTCGTACATAATCGCAGCAATGGTTGCAAGATCCCTTGCGCTTACTGCTCGGTAGTTGACGTTACCTTCCTTGTCCAGTACCTCGTCACCTTTCTCCAACCTCTCTTCCATGTTGCCAGCAGCTTTAGTAAGGATCTTGGTAAACTGAGCCTCTATCTGATCATCCCTCTCCCTGCGGGTCTGGGCAATCAGATCATCCCACCAGGAAGCTGACATCTTCCACCAACGGATAGTGGATTCAGGTATCTCACAAATAGCAGATGCTTTTCTGGAAGTCCCAGTTAGTACATAGGCTTGTACAGCAGCTATCTTCTGTTCAGGAGTCCATTTGCTGCTTGGGTGGTAGAGGTCAGAGAGTTCGACAGATTGCTGTTCGTCAGATAGACATTCATGAGGAGCATTGACAACAGGAGGTCTTCCACGACCTCTTTCTTCTTTTGGACGATGGGTAGTATTCACCACCCGCTTTGCCTTGCTCAAGACAGTACTCCCCTAAATTTTTTCTTACATATACTTTGACAAATTTAATTCAGAAAAGTTCAATCTTTTTTTGAACTAATTTACAATTACTAGTAATATCAGCAACTTATCAGTTGCCTTATTTACCAGGTATTTTAGGTGTTAGGGGATACCTTACCCGAAGGTAGACCCCCATTAAATTATTATATAGATATTATAATCTAATAGTAATTATATAATATTAATATTATAATCTATCTAGCGAGTAGTCCCTTCGTTTGGGGACTACGAGCCTACTCGCTTAGATTAATCTATTAGTTACTGATAACCTCGTAACCCCCAGTGGAGAGGTTACTCAGTTATCTACTTTCTAGTTCAAAGCTAACATCCAGTAGTGGATCTTATCTTTTCACTAGATATAATTATATATTCACAGTATTAGACAACTTTTTTTTCATTTAGTTCCCACTAATTTTCAACTATTTTATAAACTATCTGGAAAACAATAGCTTACTGTCTGGTAACGAAACAGAGTTCGTGACCAAATCCGTAGCCATCAGACTGGTTCGTGACTGCCCAGGTATTCAATGAGCGGTGACAGATCTTCGCTTTGTTCAGTGTGGGTGGGACGTAGCTAGTCGCTGACGAGCCGTATTCCAAGGCTCAGGTCGTACTGAGGCCCAACCGAAGGTAGACTACTGAGAGAGGCGAGATTCACATAAGCGCTAGGTGCGCTACGGGTGGGAAATATAGTATCATACCCCCCTCTAGATAGCAGTTAGTTTGTATCATATTCGGAGATTGCATATAAAAAGATTCCCTTTTGTTTTTGCAAAATCGTCGGAAACTGGGTACTAGCACTTTCGCGCGCAATCTTTTTTTGGCCCTACCCCCCTGATGGGTGGTTGGCATAAAGAATTATTATTCACGCCATAAACACAATCGATGCACACTAACTGCATCACTGGCATGACTTTTGCTAATCAGATTTTAGATAGACTGTGACTATCAATTAGTCAGCATCGATGCATTTAATCTATTGTCATATATGTCAGTACATCCTGTCAGGTTTGTCAGTGTTGGGGAAGTTTGGGATTAAAGTCCCATCCCTTTATTCTATGCGGATTAAGCAAGACTCTTGCCAAAAACTGTACCATTTATACAACAGTCCTGGACTATAGATAATAGGCTATGAATCTCCTTGATATATCGGGCAACAATCAATGCAAATAATTAATAAAAAGCTTGCACTAATTCTTGTATGTGGTATCTTATAGTTAAAGGCAAACAACACACACAGAGGACAGCAAGATGAGCACAAACACTAGAGACAACATGGAAACACTAGCGGTGCAGTTACTCGCCAAACACGCTCAAGAGAATTCCGCCGTATATAGCGACCGAGAATTAAGCGAG